ATGGTTCGTGCGGTTGGTGAAAGTTCCTTTCAACCAAAAATTGGTTTCAAAACACGTTACGGAATCGTATCCAATCCATTTGGACACAGCGATGGTGACGGAACAATTGACGCCAATGGTAACTACTACTACAGACTTGTCAGAGTTGACAATCTAATGTAAGTTAAGACTTTAGGAGTCGCTACCCCTAAAGGCCGTAAAAGAGTGACTACTTAATTGTGGTCACTCTTTTTTTTTGTCCTGACTAAATAATATAGAAAGGATATCCCAATCATGTCAGCATTACAAGGCCAACCTACCAATACTAGTTTTTTAAGTCCTATTGGATTTAAATTTCAACTTAATAATTTTCCAGATGTAAACTATTTTTGTCAGTCTGCTACTTTGCCTGGAATTTCTATTAATACTATTAGTGTTCCTACACCATTAAAAACTATAGAATTTTCTGGTGATGAGGTTGCTTTTGAAGAATTGTCAATAAAATTCATAGTAGATGAAAATATGAAAAATTGGTTATCAATCTATGATTGGATTATTGGTATTGGATTTCCAACAATAGAAGGTCAAGAAAAATATAAAAAATTAAAAACAAATTCAGAGTTGACTACTGACGCAACTTTAACTGTTTTAACAGGGAACATGAACCCGCAGATAAATTTTAGATTTAATGAATGTTTTCCACTAAACCTTTCTTCAGTTGCATTTGATAGTGGTGGAACAGATGTAGAATATGTTACCGCAGATGTCTCTTTTCGTTATGATGTTTATACAGTTGAAAATTTACTCAACAACGATACAGAATATGAAGGAAAGCCAGTTTAATTATTATTTAAGGAGGTGATTTGAAACTTGAAGATATTCAAGAACTTTGGCATAGAGATCGTGAAATTGATTATACAGAACTAGGCACAGAGTCTATTCGTATCCCGCTAATTCACGACAAATATCTTAAAATTTTTACAGATGAAAGAATCAGACTGAAGGGAACTGAGTTTGAGCTATCTAAAATAGTTCGGGCTAAGACTGAATATTATTCTGGTAAAATGTCTCAAGAAGAACTTGAACGGCGTGGATGGGAGCAATATTTGGGAAGACTTCTCAAGAATGAAATATCTAACTATATTGAATCGGATGAAGATGTAATCAAATTGAAACAACAATTAGTAGTCTTACAGGAAAAAGTAAATTACCTAGACTCTATTATTAGGATGATAAACAATCGGGGATTTCAAATTAAAAATGCTTTGGATTGGTTGAAATTTACAAATGGAAATAATTAACATATCTAAAAAAAATGAAGTCTACATAAAAATAGATTCTGAAGCTTCAACTGCTCAAGAGATTTGTGATCATTTTACCTTCATGGTGCCAGGCTACACTTTCATGCCAGCATATCGTAATAGAATTTGGGATGGTAAGATAAGACTTTTTAATGTTCATAACCATCTTCTTTATGGAGGACTACTTGAGCATCTGTGTAAATTTCTTTACACTAGAGATTATAAAGTTAAGTTTGATTCAGATTTTAATCACGAAAAAAAAGAAATAGAAAAAGACTTTATATATTCTTTAAAATTACCAGTAACACCTAGAGAATATCAACTGGTTGCTGTTAATCACGCATTAACTTACCACAAAGCACTTTTACTTTCACCAACAGCTTCTGGTAAATCTTTGATTATATATATACTAATAAGGTATTTGAATTTGAAGACTCTTATCTTAGTTCCTACTACATCTCTTGTTTCTCAAATGTATAATGATTTTAGAGAATATGGATTTGATGTAGCAAATAATTGTCATACAGTTTTTGCTGGAAGAGACAAAGGTTCTGAGTTGCCTATCATAATATCAACATGGCAATCAATTTATAAGATGCAACAAAAATACTTTGAACAATATGAACTTGTGATTGGAGATGAGGCTCATGGTTTTAAGTCAAAATCTCTCACATCTATAATGACCAAGTGTATTAATGCAAAATATCGTATAGGAACAACTGGAACATTAGATGGAACACTAACTCATAAATTGGTACTAGAAGGGTTGTTTGGGAAGGTCTACAAGGTCACCTCAACAAAGAAGCTTATAGAAAGTAAACATCTATCACCATTTACTATTAAAGCAATTTTATTAAAACATCCAGACTCTATATGTCATGATCTTAGAAAAATAAGTTATCAAGAAGAATTAGACTATTTGGTAAATTCAGAAGCTAGAAATGTTTTTTTAAAAAAATTAGTTTTAGATATGGAAGCTAATACACTTCTTTTATTTCGCTTTGTTGAAAAACATGGCAAATTACTTTACGATATGATAAAGGAGGAATCAAATGGTAGAACAACATTTTTCGTTCATGGAGGAACAAATGCAGAAACAAGAGAACAAATCAGACACATTGTGGAATCAAAACGAAATGCCATCATCGTTGCGAGTTATGGTGTATTTAGTGTTGGCGTCAACATTAGGAATTTGCATAACATTATTTTCGCTAGTCCTTCTAAGTCTCGTATAAGAAATTTACAGTCAATAGGACGAGGCCTTAGAAAATCCGAAAATAAAGAAATAGCTACTCTGTATGATATTGCAGATGATCTATCTTATGGTAGTAATCACAACTATACATTAGATCATTTTGAAGAAAGAAAAAAAATATATAAAGAAGAGAAGTTTGATACAGTAGAATATTTTGTACAGCTAAAGACTTAAAAGAAATAATTCATTTAACCCCTACACCAGTATTATATCACCTGTCAAGGGCTTTGTCAAGTGGTTGACACTACACAGTTATTATGTTATAATATATGAAATGACAACTTATAGGAGGACATATTGGCAAAACCAAAATCAATACATTACATAGATAATGAAAAGTTTTTAAAAGAAATGGTAATATATAAACGTGAATTTGATGAGGCTAAAGCTAAAGAGGAACTTCCACCAATGATTTCAGAATACCTCGGTGATTGTTTCATGAAAATAGCACAAAGACTTTCTTTTAGACCTAATTTTATAAATTATGCTTTTAAAGATGAGATGATTTCGGATGGTATTGAAAATTGTGTTCAATACATAAAAAACTTTAATCCAGAAAAATCATCCAATCCATTTGCTTATTTTACTCAAATTATCTATTATGCCTTTATTAGAAGGATACAGAAAGAAAAGAAACAACTTTACATAAAATATAAAACTATGGAAAGTTCACCATCTTTATCTGAAAATATAGAAGTATCTGTAAATGATAGAGATAAGGGGTATACTCAAGAAACAATGAACGCAGATCAAAAAGCAAATATGTATGACTTTATTAAAAATTTTGAAGATGCAAAGGCTGAAAAAAGTGTAGCTAAAAAACCAATTAAAAAATCTAACCTTGAATACTTTATGGTAGCATGACAGAAAAATATTTTACTTCTGGTGGTGAGATGAAACACAAAATTGCCATAATAACTGACACCCACTTCGGCTGTAGAAATGACAGCCAAGTTTTTATGGACTCCTTCAAAAAATTTTACAAAGAAATATTTTTTCCTACTTTAGAAGAACGAGGAATCAGAACTGTTATTCACATGGGAGATGTTGTTGATAGACGTAAGTTTATAAACTGGAAAACTGTTTATCAAATGAGAGAAGCATTTTTTGATGCTTGTTATGGTAGACACATTGAACTTCATCTAATAGTGGGAAATCACGATACATATTTTCGTAATACTAATTTAGTTAATTCACTTCAAGGATTACGTTTAGATAATAATCATCAATTTTACATTTACGAAAAATCTACAGAGATTGAAATAGATGGAATTAAACTTTTTATGCAACCTTGGATATGTGATGAGAATAAAGAAGAATCTCTTAAAGCTCTAGAGGAAACCAAAGCTCAAATATTATTTGGTCATTTAGAAGTTAAAGGTTTTGAAATGCATCTTGGTCAATATAGTCAAAGTGGTGTAGATGCAAGTTTATTCAAAAAATTTGACATGGCTTTTAGTGGTCACTTTCACCATAAGTCTGACAATGGTAACATATACTATCTTGGTAATCCATATCAGATTACTTGGTCGGATTATAAAGATCCAAGAGGGTTTCATATATTTGATACTGAAACTAGAGAATTAGAATTTATTTTGAATCCATTTGAGATGTTTCATAAGATTCATTATGATGATGAAAAGATGACGCTAGAATCTATACAAAATAATGACTATTCAATTTACAAAAATTGTTATGTAAAAATAATAATAGTAAATAAAAAGAATCCATTTTGGTTTGATACTTTGATGGATAAACTTTATGCTGCAGATGTTGCTGATATTTCAGTTGCAGAGAACTTTGATCAAGATTTAGATATTGAGGATGACATGATAAATGAAGCAGAAGATACACCTACTATTCTTTCTAAATATGTCAATTCATTAAATATAGATAATAAAAAAGAACTTGACAATTTACTTATTTCATTGTATAATGAATCACTAACTGTGGAGACATTATGACAGATTTTCCTAACAAACAATCTATATGGGCTTCTCACATCTATTGTTTTAAAGATGAAAACTATTCCTCTAAAAAAGAAAAATTAATAACTCACGCCTATGATCTTAAATCTAAAGGAAAAGCAAGTGGAGTAGCTGATGTAGCTAAAAAGAATTTATTTGAATCTAAATTTGATTTTTTTAATTATGATTTACAAGTTATTCAAGAATTGAAATTGTTTTGTGAAGAGTCTTTGATGACAGTCGTTAAAGATGTAAATCAATATGATGATGATTTCATAAGTAAGTTAGCTCCAGATTTGAGAGAATCTTGGGTTCATATAACAAATAACAATGGATATCATGACGCACATAAGCACTTAAATACTTCATGGGGTGGTATATATTATCTAGAAGCCGGTGAGTGTGGAGAAATTGTAGATGAAGATGGTATCTCAAGAATGAATGGTACAAATAGATTTTATTCTCCAATTCAATATTTTTGTCTTGATCCAAGTATGCAATATTTAAGACATGATGTTGTTGATATTTCACCAGAGAATGGTATTTTAGTAATTTTTCCTGCGTATCTTTTGCATTCAGCAACACCATACATGGGAAAAACAGATAGAGTGGTTGTATCGTTTAATTCAGTAATTAACCAAAGGACATAAAATGACTAATTATGATATAGATGAACTACAGAGAGAAAAAAATAAAAACTGGCCCCAGTCAGTTCAAATTGGTAAAGATGAAGAACCTTGGACAGCAATTAATGTAGAAATTCCAGAGAAAGATTTTTTAAAGATTGCTCGTGAAGCACATACAAGGGATATTACTGTCAATAAACTGGTCAATGTCATGATAAAAAATTCTATGAAAAAATTAGAATATAGATATGAACATAACAATGAACCACAATTATTAAATGAGGATATTTGATTACGTTTGAAATTATACGATGGAAGAATTTTTTAAGTACCGGCAATGTTTTTACTGAAGTAGAGCTTAATAAAGATTCAAATACTTTAATAATTGGTCATAATGGAGCAGGTAAATCTACTATACTAGATGCCCTAACCTTTGGATTATTTGGTAGACCATTTAGGTCAGTCAATAAAGCACAACTTATTAATTCCATAAATCAAGGTGGAACTGTTGTAGAAATTGAGTTCAGTATTGGTAGTAAAAAATATATAGTAAAGAGAGGTATTAAGAAAAACTTTTTTCAAATATACTTAGATGGTTCTCTTTTAAATCAAGATGCATCTATTAGAGATTATCAAGAATTTCTTGAAAAAACTGTTCTAAAATTAAATTATAAATCTTTCACTCAGATTGTTCTTTTAGGCAGTTCTACTTTTATTCCTTTCATGCAACTCAAGACTTCAGATCGTAGAGCTATAATTGAAGACCTTCTTGACATTGAAATTTTTTCTGTAATGAATCAACTTCTTAAAAGTAGAGTCGCTGTCAATAAAGACAATACAGGAACAGTTGATATTTCTCTTGGATTAGCTAAAGGTGAAAATGAAAATTTAGAATTTTTAATTGAAAAACTTAAACGAAATAAATTTTCTCAAATTGAAAAAAACAAAAATGACATAGAAGAACATGAAAATTTTTTGGAAGATTATAAAAGAAAAAATACAAAAATTACTCAAGAAATTGAAGAATTTTATAAATCCATTGTTGATGAGCCAGAAGTCAGAAAAGAAATTAAAACACTAACTTCTTACAAAGAAGACATTGAAAGAAAAATTCTTCAGTCTGAAGAAGATATAGAGTTTTACGAAAAGAATAAAGAATGTAATGTATGCCGGCAAGATATTCCAGATGCATTTCGTGAAAAAATGATTGAACATTTTCACAGTAAGTTACATCAACTAAGTGGTGGAATAGTTAAATTGGGTGAAAAACTTAGTGAGGCTGGACATAGGACTGACACCATTGATAAAACACTTCAGAAAATACAAAACTTTAAAAATGATATAGTAAAAAATCAAAACAGTATTCAAGTGTGTACTCAATATATCAATAAAATTTCTAATCAAAATGATGAAATATCACAAATGATAGATGATATAGATAGTAAAAAAATTGAACTTGAAGCTATAAAAGAAAACATTAAGTCATTTACTGAAAAAAGAGAAAAATTATCAAAAGAAAAACACTTATATGAATTGGCCACAACTCTTCTCAAAGATACAGGAATAAAAACTCGTATCATTAAACAATATCTTCCAATCATCAATAAACTGATAAATAAATATTTGTCGGCAATGGATTTTTATATTACGTTTGAACTTGATGAAGGTTTTAATGAAACTATAAAATCAAGACACCGCGATGAATTTACTTATGCTTCTTTTAGTGAAGGTGAAAAAATGAGAATAGATCTTGCTCTTCTATTTACTTGGAGGGCTGTTGCTAAACTTAAAAATAGTGTAAACACTAATTTATTGGTACTTGATGAAGTATTTGATAGTTCACTAGATGCCTCAGGAACAGATGAATTTTTAAAAATACTTTATGATTTAACTCATGGCACGTCTTCAAATACAAATGTATTCGTGATAAGTCATAAGGGTGAGGTGCTATATGATAAATTTGAAAAAACAATAAAATTTCAAAAACAAAAAAACTTTTCAACATTGGTTGCATAATGTCTAATATAATAACTGTTGGTGCTGACTATTCACCAAATACCAAATATGATTTTAAAAGTGAAAATGATGATATAACACTTAGAAAAATAGATTTACTTCCAGAAGATCATCCAGTTTTACATCAAGAACCTCTTACTTGGATTTTTGATCCACCACAAGCTGATCCAAAACTCATGTATGACATAATGTTTGAAAATATGGTTTATCATCGTGGACTAGGTTTGTCCGCCAATCAAATAGGAATGCCTGTAAAAGTTTTTGTAATGAGAACAGATGAAAGTGATAATGCAATAGTGTGTTTTAATCCAGAAATAGTAGAGGAATCTGAAGAAATGGTAATAATGGAAGAGGGGTGTTTAAGCTATCCATTGTTATATTTAAAAAAAAGAAGACCCGAAAATTTAATTGTTAAGTATCAAAATGTAGATGGAGATTTTATTGATACTAAGTTTGAAGGGTTGGCTGCAAGAGTTTTTCATCATGAAATGGATCACATGGAAGGTAAAACATTTTTAAATGGAGTGAGTAAAATTATTTTACAATCAGCTAGAAAAAAACAAAAAATCTTATTAAGAAAGGTTAAAAAAGATGAAAGATGATTTCCATGAAGACAAACTTGGTTCATCAAGAAAATTAAAGCGTTTAGATAATAAGCGAGAAAGACTTCAAGTAAAACACCATTTAAAAGGAAGTTCACCAGAAGATTTTATCAATGATGAACTTTGGAATGAAGATGAGGATGATATAGAGAATGAAATATTATATAAAAATTAAAGATGAGGTGGTTCAAAAAACAAACAGTAAAAAGGAAGCACTAAAAGTAGTTGCTAAAATATTTCGTGATGGCCATGAGGATGTATACCTTCATGGAGGTAGAATTGGAAATTGGTGGTTGGAATAGTATCATGCCTATATATGAATATCGCTGTCATAGTTGTTATGCAATTACTGATGAATATGAAAAAATTACATCAACAAATAAAACAATAAAGTGTTCTTCTTGTGGTCTTGATGCTGAAAGAATTATTAGTTCAACACAAGCATACCAATCTTATAAAGGAGAAATGAGACAAGAAGAAAAAATTGAAAGATCTACAGTTGTAACCAAAAAACTTAATACAAAAACAAAAGAACAAAAAGTTTTTACAAAACCATTAAAAATAGAGAAGGATTAAAGTGTCATGCCATTATATGATTTTGGATGTGAAGAGTGTGGATACACAGAAGAAATATTAACTAAATCTGCAGGAAATGCAGAAATAGCTTTAACTTGTCCAGAATGTGAGAAAGAAACTATGAAAAGGCAAGTAGGTCTTAGTAGTTTTCAATTAAAAGGTGGTGGTTGGTATAAAGATGGATATACTAAAAAACCAAAGTGATATATATATGAAATAGAGATGTTGGCACTAGCAGCTAGCGCAGATGACTACTGACTACGCCCTAGCCAGTGAGTTTAGTCACTCATTTAATAAAACTTACACGGGCACGTACAACCAAGAAACATTTTTGGAATTCCTAAAATGTAGTAAGTTTGGATTAGCATCTCTTTTTTTTAAAAATTAATTATTCATAAATAGAGTATTATCATAATTTAAGTTGTAACATCATTTTAGAGGAATTTCCAATGCCCTTTACGTTGCAGTTACCCACTTATCAAGTAGAAACCAAATCGGGTTCTACATTATTTCCAACTCAGAACGAAGCAAACAACCATTATCAAAAATTTGTAGATAATAATATTCCTTGTGAGTTCTATGAAGATGGAAAATTACAAAAGGAATATAAACCCACTTAATTAAAGATTTTATTATGAAAAGTGAAAATAGAGTAGGGAAGCTACTCTTTCAGTATGATGAAGACAAAATTTTAGAAGAAGTGAAAGAGTATATTGCAGGAACTTACTCTGAACATTATGGTGATCAAAATATTCAAATACAAGATGTATTTGATCAAATGGGAATTTCTGAAGCATTTACAAAAGGTGCAGCCATAAAGTATCTTTTTCGTTTCGGAAAAAAAGAAGGCAAGAATAAAAAAGACCTGCTCAAATGCATACACTATGTAATTTTATTATATCACTATTCATTTAAGCCGGAAGGGCAAACAGATGAGAATTATTGATGATACCAAGCTTGATTTTTCTGATGTTTTGATTTCACCAAAGAGATCACAACTCACCTCGCGTAAAGAAGCAAACTTAACCAGAACATTTACTTTTAAACACTCACGCCACAACTGGAATGGTGTTCCTATAATAGCATCTAATAT